CTATTTTATCTGAACCTAAGTGCTATGATTATCTAAAAACTAATAATTGTTTGAAAGCAAAACAAAAAGCAAAGGCAAGTTTCATGTATGATGTTAAACAACATAGGATTGTATTTCTAATAAAAAACAAAGAAAAGATTTTAGGTGCAGTCGGTAGAGCCTTGACTTCAAAAGTATATCCTAAATGGTATATGTATGGTGGAAAGACTTATCCTTTTATTTGTGGTGATAGTGATACAGCAATCTTGGTAGAAGATTGTGCAAGTGCGTGTGCTGTATCAGGAATATACACAGGAGTTGCATTGATGGGTACAAGTTTACCAGAAAGCTACATACCGATAATAAAAGAAAAGTTCAAGAAAGTTATCGTAGCATTGGACCGGGACGCAACAACCAAGTCATTTGACATAAGCGAGAAACTAAAGTACTATATACCTACAGAAGTTAGAATATTAGATGATGATCTTAAATATTTTGATGAACAAAAAATTACGGAGGTACTACAATGACAGAAGATAAACTTATGAACCTAAAGGTTTTGTCTTTAGGTGCAGGAGTTCAGTCTACAGCACTAGCTTTGATGATAGAAAAAGGCGAGATGGATAAAGTAGATTGTGCAATTTTTGCAGATACCAAAGGAGAGCCTAAATTAGTTTACGAGCACCTGGATTGGTTAGAAACTCAAGTTTCTTTCCCTATTTATAGAACCTCTTGGAGAGATCTTAAAGAGGATATGCTTGATGCAGCTGTTGGCAAATATAAATTTATGGCTATTCCTTTGTATACTAAAAACATGGAGACAGGTAAAAAAGGTTTACTGCGTAGGCAATGTACTTTTGATTACAAAATAAAACCTGTTCAACAAAAAGTAAGACAACTACTAGGATACTCAAAAGGACAACGAGTTAAAAAAGGTACTCAAGTTGACATGGTAATGGGTATATCTTATGATGAACTTCAAAGAATGAAAGAGAATGCTTTGAAATATATAGAAAATAAATATCCATTAGTTGATAATAAGATACGAAGATCTGATTGTTTAGAATGGATGGATAAAAACAATTATCCAAAGCCTCCTAGATCAGCTTGTACTTTTTGTCCTTACCACTCTAATGTTGAATGGAGAGAGATAAAAAAGAATGCTGAAGAATGGGCAGAAGTAATTAGAATAGATGAAATAATTAGGCATAGTTCTAAAAAACTAAATGAATTTGATGAAGTTTTTCTACATAGAAGCTGTGTGCCTATTAAAGATGCAGACTTGAGTGATGGCGACTCTTCTAAACAGTTGTCTTTACTAGATGAGTGTGACGGAATGTGTGGGGTGTAATATGAATATATTTTTTCTAGATAAAGATCCACAAAAAGCTGCAGAGTATTTATGCGATAAACATGTACCAAAAATGTTATTAGAGTCTTCACAAATGCTATCTACTGCAGTCCAAAGACACTTAGGTATTATCGAAGATCTATACAAACCTGCCTATCCTAAACATCCTATGACTATTTGGGTTGGCGAAAGTCAAGGAAACTTCAATTGGGCATTGAGAAATGCCTTATTTATCAACGAAGAATACGAAAAAAGATTTCACAAAAAACATAAATCAATGCGTGTAATTAATTATATTATGTATTGGGCATTTCATTATGATATACCCGGAGGTTCAATGAAAGCACCACCTCAATGTATGCCTGACGAATACAAAGCAAATGATTATGTTGTTGCATATAGAAAATACTATATGGGAGATAAATCTTACTTTGCTAAATGGTCTAAAGGCACAGGCTCACCTTATTGGTGGAAACACGATTGGTTGAAAAATGCTTAGGCCTTTCTTGACAGACGAGACCACAGATGTTATGACTAATTATGTTTATGCATATTTAAAAGCTAAACCGAAAACAAAGAAAAACATTCGTGATGCATTATTGTTAGCACAGACTTCAATAGTTAATCATGTAAGAAAGGGTCAAATTGATAAAAAGTAAAGTTAATGTTCTATCATTGTTTGATGGAATGTCTTGTGGTCAGATAGCCTTAAAAAATTTAGGCATCGAAGTAGGAAAGTATTACGCATCTGAGATAGATAAATATGCTATGCAGATAGCAAAGAAAAACTTTCCTGATATAGTTCATGTAGGTGATGTCACTAAATTAGATGCAACAAACCTGGATATAGATCTATTGATAGGAGGATCTCCTTGTCAAGGATTTTCTTTTGCAGGCAAACAATTAAAGTTTGATGATCCAAGAAGTAAATTATTTTTTGAGTTTGTCAGAATAAAAGAAGAGACAAAGCCAAGATGGTTCTTGTTAGAAAATGTAAAGATGAAACAAGATGCTCAAGACATAATTACAAAATACATGGGAGTAAAACCCATAGAGATAAATTCAAGTTTATTATCTGCACAAAGTAGAAAAAGATTATATTGGACTAATATACCTTTTGATAAAGATATCGAAGACAAAGGAATACTACTTAGGGATATTTTAGATGAAGAAACAGATGAAGCTGCAGTTCCTATCAACGAAAGAAATGCTAGGCACTTCAGAAGAACAGACCAAAAAGGTTTATGTATGACAGCTACAATGTACAAAGGTGCAGGTAATAATGGATGTACCCTGGTGGGTATGGCATCAGATATAAATGGACATGATATTCTAAAAAGAATATACAGCCCTGATGGTAAGGCACCTACATTAAATAGCATGGGTGGAGGTAATCGTGAACCAAAAGTTGACATAAGTACAGAACATGATATAACTAAAGATAGATGGAGAAAGCTAACAGTGACAGAGTGTGAAAGATTACAGACTGTACCTGTTGGATATACAGAGGGGGTATCAAATACGCAAAGATATAAGATGTTAGGAAACGGTTGGACAGTAGATGTTATTTCACATATATTCAAAGGCATGACTATATGAACATGGCGTTTAAGTCATGGGTGATGGAACATCAACTAAGGGAGGAAGAGTTAATGAAACAAAAAACCGAAAGCAAAGACAAGACAAACAAACAAAAGAAAAAGTGCCTCACTTGTAACAGTCCTTTCGAAAGCAAAGGAAAGTTCAATAGAATTTGCAATGATTGCAAAAGAACTGAATACTGGGGTACAGGAAATGACTATAGGATAATTGTATAATGATAGAAAAAGAACTAATAAAATTGCTGCTTAAAAAAGATTTTTATACAAAAAACAAAGCAAAGTTATCAAAAGAATTATTTACGAATGGCACAGGCGATTTGTACAATACGATTGCAAGAGCACATCAAGATTCTGAAAATGACTTAACTTTAAATGAAGTATCTACGCTATATACAGATGTAGATAATCCAGCTCTTACGAGAGTGGCAAAACAAAATTTTCAATCTCTGATTGAAGATATCCAAAATGCATCTTTACCGAATGAAAAGATAGCTAACAATATATTAGAGTCGCTACATAAGCGAAGACAAGCAAATAGAATTGCAGTGTTAGCTACTGAAATCTACAATGGTAAAGATGCAGACTTCTCAGAAATAAAAAAATGTTTAGAAACTTCTATAGATGATATAGGAGATGACTATGAATATATTACCTCTGATGTGGGCGAGTTAGTTGAACAATTGAAGGACAACACAAGATTTAAATTCAACCTGAAACCTTTGCAAGAACGGGTGCATGGCGTAGGTGACGGTAATCTTGTGATTATTTTTGCTCGCCCCGAAAGCGGGAAGACTGCGTTCTGGGTAAACCTGATCGCAGGCCCGCAAGGTTTTGCATCGCAAGGTGCAAAAGTCTGTGCTCTGATAAATGAGGAGCCTGCTATTAGAACACAGATGAGACTAATCAATGCACATACAGGTATGACATTTGATGAAATCAAACAAGATATCTCCCTGGCAAATAAAAAATGGGCAGAGATCAAAAAAAATGTCAGTATCCTTGATACTGTGGATTGGGATTTAGCTAAAGTTGATGAATTAGTAGCGAAAGAAAAGCCTGATATAATAGTAGTTGACCAACTAGATAAGGTTGGTGTAGCAGGAAACTTCGCTCGTACTGATGAAAAACTTAGGGCTATCTATACAGGTGCGAGAGAGATTGCAAAAAGGAATAGTTGTTGTGTTATAGCGATCTCTCAAGCATCTGCTGATGCACAAGGCAAACTTGACATAACCTTTGATATGATGGAGAATAGTAGAACAGGTAAAGCTGCAGAAGCAGATATTATTATTGGTGTTGGGTACAGAGATAAGGTAGACATGGATAAAAACTTGAGAGGATTAAATATAACTAAGAATAAAATCACAGGTTGGCATGGCATGATACCTTGTATGATTGTACCAGAATTGTCGAGGTATGAGGAATGATTGATAAAGTAAAAGATATAATTATAGAAGAAACCAGGGCACAGATTGCCTGTATGTTAAATGAATTGTGGCACAGCAGATTGCCTAAACTTCATTGGTCTAATGTTGTTAGAAGTAAGAAGTATGTTTGCTATGCCATAAAATACAAACAAGCAGTTATTGGTGCAGCTATTTGGTCTTCTCCTGTAGCTGCCAACAGATTAAAAAATGGTTTTGATATGTTAGAGTTAAGAAGACTAGCACTATCAGATGTATGTCCTAAAAATACAGCCACTTATGTTATATCGCAGATGGTAAAAAATATAAAAGTAAAGTTCCCTGATTTGATAAAGCTAATATCATATCAAGATAAAGAAGTTCATCTAGGAACTATTTATAAAGCTAGTAATTGGACTGCTGCATCTGATGTAAAACTACTAGATTGGAATCACTCTAAAAGAAAAAGAAATGCATTACAGTCTACGGCACCAAAAGTAAGATGGGAATATAGCATATGATAACTGTATTTGATGTAGAGACTAGCTTTCAAGTTACAGAAGAAGGTAAACTAGATCCTTCATCTAAAAATCCTGATAACTTTTTAATATCTATGGGATTAAATGATGAGTATATATTTTTTAAACATAGAGAATACAAAGATACTCCTGATAGAAAAACTGTACAACAAATGCTAGATAGCACCACACTTTTAGTTGGACACAATATAAAGTTTGATTTGATTTGGTTATGGGATTCCGGGTTTACTTATGAAGGTAGAGTCTACGATACAATGGTAGGTGAGTATGTTTTAAACAGAGGTATGAAGAAAAGTTTAAAACTAAAAGACTGTTGTATCAGAAGAGGGGTAACACAAAAGTCAGATCTAATGGAGGGGTTTATTAAAAACAAAACTTCATTTGAAAATGTACCTATCAAGATGTTAGAAGAGTATGGCAGGTTTGATATTAAATCTACAAGAGCCTTGTTTGATTCTCAGATAAAACAATTCAAGATAGAAAAAAATAAAAAACTTATCAAGACTACAAAGATGATGTGCGAGTTCCTGGTTGTGCTAGCAAAGATGGAAAACAATGGTATTTTCATTGATAATCAAGCACTTTTACAGGTTGAAAAAGACTTTCAAGAAGAGCATGATCAGTTGCGTGTAGAGTTAGATGAGATTATTTATGAGAAAATGGGAGACACTAGTATCAATCCATCAAGTCCAGAACAATTATCTTGGTTAATCTATGGTGCAAGAGTCACTGATAAAAAGAAGTGGGCACTACAATTTAATTTAGGTATAGATAAACTTACAAAGAAACCAAAGAAAAGATTTTCATATTCTAAATTAGAACTAAAAAAGATTTGTCAAATGTATTTAAATCCTATCTACAAAACAAAGGCAGAGCAGTGCAGCTCTTGTAATGGTAAAGGGTTTATACAGAAAATGAAAGTAAATGGAGAACCTTTTAAAAATTTAAGTAAGTGCCCGGATTGTTCTGCAAAAGGTTTTGTATATAAAGATACAAAAGAAAGAGCAGGGTTTGGTGTTATTGCAGACTCATACATGGATGCGGCAGAAGGTGGATTTAAAACTGATAAAGGTACATTGTTAAAGATTGGTGCAAAAGCTAATAATGAATTAAGAAACTTTGTAGAAAAGATATCCAGGTACAATGCTCTTGATACATACTTAAAAACTTTTGTTGAAGGTATAAAGAAACATAAAACACAAAGTAATTATTTATACCCTAACTTTATGCAATGCATTACCACTACAGGTAGATTATCTAGTCGTGATCCTAACTTCCAAAATCAACCTAGAGGTGGTACGTTTCCTATTAGAAAAGTTATAAGATCAAGATTTGATAATGGTAAAATCATGGAGATTGATTTTGCACAATTAGAATTTAGAGTCGCTGTCTTCTTGGCAAAAGATAGACAGGGACTAAAGGATATAAAGAATGGTGTAGATGTGCATCAATTTACTGCTGATACTATCGGATGTGATAGACAGAACGCCAAAGCACATACCTTCAAACCTTTGTATGGTGGTATGTCTGGCACTGATGATGAGAAAAGATATTACACAGCATTCTTACAAAAATATCCTGATATAAAAGTTTGGCATGACAAATTGCAAGATGAAGCCATACGACACAAAGTCGTGACGCTACCTACAGGTAGACAATATGCTTTTCCATCTGCAGAACGTATGCCATGGGGTGGCTCAAGCTTTTCAACACAGATAAAAAATTATCCTGTGCAGGGTCTAGCCACTGCTGACATTGTTCCTCTAGCGTGTATCCTTTCTCAAAAATTGCTAGAGGACAGTGGCACAAAGAGCATCTTAATCAATACTGTACACGACTCTATTGTAGCTGATGTTTTTCCTGGTGAGGAAAAGATCGTAGCTGATTGTCTAAAAAATGGTTGTCTTGGTGTTGTTGATAAAATGAGAGAAATGTATGGTGTTGATTTCGATGTTCCACTAGATGTAGAAATAAAGGCAGGATCTAATTGGTTAGATACCTCTGTTTTTGTTTGACAAAATTATTATATATGGTAATATAATATTATAAATTAGCACAGGAGGTGCGAATATGAGTAACGAAGTACAAGCATTTCATAATCTAAGTACAGAAGAGATTATGAAAATGACAGGGCAAGATGATGGATCTCAGATGGGATCTGGAACTCTGCCTAGACTAACAATTAACAGAGCTGCAGAAGATGATGATGGCAATGCTCTGAGAGCAGGTGTCTATACTATCTTTGATCCTGAATCAGAAGATAGAGTGTATGGTTTAAAAGATAAACCTGCACAATTTAGACCGTTCATAAATGCATATCAATACATGGAGTATGACTCTACTGATAATAAATATGCATCAACATCTGTGATATTTAAATCATGGAAGGATGAACCTATTGACACAAAAGGAGGAGTCAGATGTGGTAAAGTAATCGGTAAAGATAAAGATCAATTAACTGATGCAGAAATAGCTGCACAGAAAAGCATTAAATGCTATAGACTTGTATATGGTTTATTAAGTATGGACTGTACAAAAGCAAATGGTGAGCCTACTTCTGTTAAAGATATGCCTGTTCTTTGGAGGGTAACAGGTATGAACTTCAAACCTATTGGGGAAACATTAAAAGGTTTGAAAGGCAGAAATAGCTTGATGTTTAATCATGTTCTTAACTTATCCACTAAAAGAAAAAAAAGTGGTGATAATATATTCTACATAGCTTCTATCGGTGTTGATGATAAACAGGTAGAGTTTGGCAAAAAGGATCTAGAATATATGGATATGTTTAACGATCTAATTAATGAAGAAAATGCTAAAGTGAGTGAACAATGGAAGCAAGCTAATTCATCTAATACTAAAGATGCGGAGAGTGCTAAAGTTGTAGAAGCTGTAACCGAGGAGTCACCAGAAGAGTTCTTATCAGCATAATGTCAAGTACCATATTAAATAGAGTACAATTACTTCTTACAGAGGCTAATAAAGCCTCTGTAGATATTTCTAGCACAATTGTAAATGAGTTTGGGGAAGCATGTAAAGCTGCTTTCAGAAGACAATTTACAGATCCTAAAGATAAAAAATTCAGAATAAGAATGTCTAGTATTGGCAAACCTTTATGCCAATTACAAATGGAAAAATCAGGTGCCGAGCCTGAGCCTATGCCTTACAATGCTAAGATGAGAAACCTATTTGGTGATTTAATTGAAGCATCTGCTGTCGCTATCTTAAAAGCTGCAGGTATTAGAATAGAAGATTTACAAAAAGAAGTTAAGCTAAAGCTAGGTAAAAATAATATCAAAGGCACTTATGACGTAAAGATACAGAATAAAATTTGGGATATAAAAAGTGCATCACCTTTTGCATTTGATCATAAGTTTGGAGATGAAGGAGGCTTTGACGCTATATTAAAACAAGATACATTTGGTTATGTATCCCAGGGATATTTATATGCCAATGCAGAAGACACAGATTTTGGTGGTTGGATAGCTATCAACAAATCTACAGGAGAATGGGCAATAACAGAAACACCTTTGTCCGATGAAAAATATTCTAAAGATGCTATTGAACTAGCACAAAAGAATATAGAAGCGTTAGAATCTAACGCACCATTTAAAAGAATGTTTGAGGATGAAGAAGAAACATTCAATAAAAAACCTACAGGCAACAGAGTGCTAGGACTAGAGTGTAGATTTTGTGCTTATAAAAAACCATGTTGGGGTAAAGAATTACAATACTTACCACAGCAACAATCAAAGGCATTAAATCCAAAATGGGTTTGGTATACTAAATTAGATAATCCTAGATTAGAGGAGGAACAAGATGCCTGATCAAAAAAAGAAACCTATTTTTATATCAATAGATCCTACAGATACAGGATATGAGTGTAATGTTTTACCACCTATTGATATGCCAAAAGTAGAAAGCTATGCAGTAGCATTAACAATGGCTTATGGAATGGTAAAAGCTGCAATAGAAGATCCTAGTTGGGTTTTTGACTATGGTATAGATGCTATGCATGAACAAAAAGATAAACTCAGTATTTCTTTTGAAGAGATATTAAAGCGTAGAAGGGAGAGACTAAATTAATGAATACACATTTAGTAATACCAGATCCTCATGTAAAAATGGGAGTCAGCAATGACAGATTTATTTGGGCAGCTAAGTTTGCTAATGAAGTAAATCCAAGTGTAATTATATGCCTGGGCGATTGGGTGAATATGGATTCTCTATCTCATTTTGATAGAGGTAAAAAAGCTTTTGAGGGGAGAAGATACAATAGAGAAATAGAACATGCTGAAGAAGCATTGCATCTTTTTAATAAACATTTAAAAGTTAAGAAGTGTAAGAAGATAATGTTAGAAGGTAATCATGAATACAGAATAACTAAATTTGTAGAAGATAATCCTGAGTTAGATGGTAAAGTAAGTGTTAGTGATATACCTTTTGAAGAATATGGATGGGAGGTCCATGAATATGAAAAGATAATAGAAGTAGATGGAATACTATATTGTCATAATATAGCAAGTGGTGTGATGGGAAAACCTATCAGTGGAGATTATGTAGCTTCTAATTTATTAAAGAAGAACTTTCAATCTGCAACTGTAGGACATTCTCATTTGTTTGATTATGCTATTAGATCTATGCATAATGGTAGAAAAATTATGGGATTGAATGCAGGATGTTATCTGCATCATAAAGAAAACTTTGCTAAAGGTACGCAAAGATTATGGTGGAGTGGATTAATAGTAAAAAGAAATGTAGATAAAGGTGAGTATGACTTAGAAACAATAAATATTAAGGAGTTAAAAAAGAGATATGAAAAACGCAAATGAGTTACTAAGTGTAGCTGATAATTTAGTTGCCGGGGATAGAGCACAAGAGTATGGTGATAAAAAGGTTATGCATAATAATATTGCAAGTCTTTGGTCTGCATATCTAGAAACTAAAATTACAGCACATGATGTGGCTTTAATGATGACATTACTGAAACTTGCCAGGACAAAAGCTGGTAAAACTTCAGATGATACATATATAGATATGGCAGCTTATAGTGCTATAGCGGGGGAGTTAAAAGAATAATGGCTGAATATGTAATTAGACCTAAGTACATAGTTGTAGAGGCGACTGAGTATAGAACCTTGGACAAGGTTGACCATGATGTGATTGCGTGTCTAGATGATCTAGAGACAGCAAAAAGATTAGTTGATATTAAGAATGAAGCAGATCAGCTTCAGGGATTTTCGTACAAGAAGTATATTGTATATCATGTTAGTGAATAATAGGGGGAAACATGGATAATAATTATCTTATAACACAAGAACAGATTAATTCTGTATTAAAATATTTGTTTGCACGACCTTATGCAGAGGTCGTCCAACACATAAGTCTATTAACAAAGTTACCAAAGTTAGATCCTAAGATAAAACCAGACTTTGTTAAGCAAGAATCTAAAAGTAAATAATGAAAGACACTGCCGTGTTATTTAAAACCACAGTCCTAATAACTGATAAGGGGGCTGTGGTAGTTGATCATGAATCATTACCTAGCAATGAAGTTACTAAAAGATTAGGAAAAGGGTATTATCCTAGCTTGATAAATGCTATAGTGAGTCACTGTAAATCCAGGTCACATTCTTTTGATGAGGATCTTTCTTCTTTAGTTAATAATCTTTAGACCGCAGTCATCAATCCTGTATCTGTATTTTCTTCTACAGCTGCAGGCTGTCTATACACTTGATTCATTTTCATAGCATCTGAAGTGGGTGTCGGTGCTTCAGGTGCAATGAACTCTTGTTGTTCTTGTGGCTGAGAGTCTTGCACTTCTTTTGGCGTAGGTGGTGTTTTAACTTCTGCCATTAATCCTTTTGTAGCTTCTGTATCTGTTTTTACAGGACTTTGAACTGCTGACATATCAGCAAATGTATTTACTAAATCATTAAAATTAATATCTCTCATAGCATCTAATAAATTTTTTACAATGGAAGTATTTGTAACATTACCTTGCATATTAGTTTCAGGTTGCTCTCTTACTATCTGAGACATCAAAGGTTGTTTTAGATTTTCTATTGGTTGTGTTGCCATATTTTACTCCTAGCATTCTAAGAAGCCCTTCCCTATCTTGTTTAGAAGATGCAGGTTTAGGCTTCTTAGACTTCTTTTTCATTAAACTGCTTGTACTAAAGCGACTACTATAATTACAGCTACAGCAACTACAATGGTTTTGCCTTTCTTGTTAAGACCGTTCCATTTACTTGTAGCTTTTGATATATATTCTGTTATCATACTTCCTCCATTTGTTTACTTAGTGCTTGTGCACGATTGGGGGTTTGCTTTGCCCATCTCGAATCGAGCATCTGACGGCCTGCCTCTACAAAATTATTCTGTTGTAGAGCAGCAATCATCATTTTAAATTTACTGACACCTGCAAAACCCATTTGAAAAATCATTTCACACAGAATACCTTTTGCTTTATTAGGTATATCAAGACTATGCTCTGCACATAATCTTTCCATACTATCCCATGCTTTATTAAAGTCTTTCTCAAATAAATTATCCCAACCTTCTTTAGTTGTAGGAACCTCTTCTCCTTGTAATATTTTATGACCATAGCCACCTGTTAAAAATCCTTCTGTACAGTGGTATGGATCTAGCCTATAGCCTTCATGCTCCTTAATCCGTTGCATCAGTTCAGCTTTCATTACATCTACCATATTTTCTCCTATTTATTTTTACTAATCATGCCTTTGATACCGGGTGCTGCCCTAACACCTAGACTGACACTGCAAGCCAAATATAAGAGATGGGTATAATATTCAGGTAAAGTTTCCAAAATCTGAAACCCACGCTCTATGTGAGGTTGCATGAAAGGCAAGAAGCTGCAAATTGCTGGAACCATCAGGGCTAATAAAACAAACTCGTCTTTCCAGGACCCTTTCATTTGATCGACTGCACTAGCCTCCCACTTAACTTTGCCTGCTATTTGTTGCTCTTTCAAACTCTTCTGTGCTTTTATTTCCGTAAGTGCTAAATCTGCTTTTGCTTTTTTAGTCTCCACGAAACCTTTGACTGTATCGCCCACCATATTTGCGATGGGACCTATTAACATATTAAACATTATTCCTCCTTATAAACCTAAATCATTTGCGTCTATTTCATCCATAAGCTGTTTAAACAAATCCGCTAATTGACTTTCTAGTAAATCTATTTTAAATCTTTTTTGCTCTTTACTAAAACTTTTATTTTCTATAATAGCATTTCTTTGTTGATTAACATTCGATACCACTCTTGCAATTCTTTCAAGTGTAGGACTTAGTGCTAATAGATTTGTAAACTCTTCGTCTTTATATAACTCTTGTAATAATTCTACTTTATTTTCATCTTTAAATTTTTTAGCTATATTAACTGCTTTATCAGCTTCTTTTCTAAGTCTGTAGAACTCAGCTTCTGCTTGCGTAAATTTTATAGGATCTAATTGTAAAAACCTTTTAACAAATATTAACTCATCCAACCTTTTACTTGGCATTTTGTTATCATTAAATATATCTAACGTAGAATCTATTAAGTCTAGTATATATCCACCAACAGCACCTGTATATGCCCTATAATAGTTTTCAAATTTAATAGGTGACATTAAATATTTTCTAATATTGGGTGGTGCATTTTCTATAGCTGATGTAATTACGTTACTACTCCAAGGGTAAGACTGACCATAGTCAGGTAAACTATGTCTCATATTTTCAGGTATAACAGGAGATCCAAAGAATGTTTTATTAAATGCAGTATTTACTAAAGGTGATACGACCTGGGGTACTACAGATAATCGTGCTTGATTTTTTAACACAGTCCAAGCTGTTAAAAAGAAATCGTCAGCTTCTTTTGTCCCATCAAAAGTTTCAAACATACTTGTGAGTATTGTTCCTATTGCACCAAATTCAAAAGGTTTAGGTATCTTTATAAAATTACCATCACCAATAGGTATCATATAATTTAAATCTCTTATTTGCTGTGCAGTATTATTATAATTTGGATCATCTCTATTTAGTATATACAATAACAAAGTAGGAGTACCTACAAAAGCTGCTATCTTTGCACCTACTGCTGCTCTTTCTGCAGGGCTTTTTATTGCTCTTACAGTTCTATAAATACCTTGTATACCTGCATTCAAGAATGGAACCATAGATGTATAATTTCTAAAGAATTGATTAGCACCATGCATACCAAAGTCTACAGCTACTTCTCTAGCTGCAAATGCAGCTTCTCTTGCCGATATGCCTCTTGCTCTTAACATGGCAAACTCTGTGAATCTAGATGCGTTTTCAAAACCTGTGACTACATCTCCGTACCTATCTATAACTTTTTTAGGTCTATCTAATACATCTTTATAATTAGATCCTAATTTTCTATGAAACTCTTTTAGAAATCCCTCAGACACTTCTCCTCGCCACAATGTAGATCCAAAAGATCCACCATTTAAAAGAAACTCTTCATATAATTTTTTATATGTTGTGACGGTACCATCTGCCAAAGTCACTTTAGCATTACTTTGAAACCTTTGGGATGTTTTTACAGCCGTGCTAAGTATAGGTATATAAAATCTATTTCTAGACAATATAGCTGCAGAGAACGTATCTCTTAATGCGTTTGCACCTGCAAAGAATCCAGGGTCCATAGTAACGCCTTTTGTTAATAAGTTTTTAAAACTTCTAGCTATTCTTACAAAAGCATTTGCTGTAGCAAATTGTTTAGGACTAATTGCATTTAATGTTGCAAATAAAAGAGGATTTTTAACTTCATAAATACTTTTTTCTATTTTTCCTTGTTTATTTTTTCTAAATACAACAAATTCATTTTCTTTTAATTGCATTCTTTCAGATCTAAACAAATTTAAATTGTCTAAATCTTCTAAATCATTGATATCTAATTCAGTTCCTTTTTGTTTAAATACTTGTGTTTTTAACTCTTCTGCTTTTAAAGTGACTACAGTTTTCTTTTTGCCTTGACCTTCTGCTAACTCAGCCCAATCATCTAGTTTACCTTCATCTATAAGGTCAAATGTATTTCTTAATACTTTATTTTTGTAAGAGGCTGTGATAATACTATTTATATTCTCTACATAGTTATCAAATAAATTTTTTAAAGGTAGTTGATCTTTACCAAAACCTATGGGGACTTTAGCTTCTAGTTTTCTTTTTACTGCAACCCCACCACCTCGTGCTCTAGAAAGAAAGCTATCATCTGCAGACATATCTCTATATAAAGGTACATAATGTTTTCTTGCAGCTAACAGCTTATCTGCAGTTTCTCTTGATATTAACTGTGCATCTACTGCTAGATCTATTAGTTCTCTATTAAATGTATCTAATCCTCTTAAAGCTGCCTGATATTCAGGTATGGCATCTCCTTTTTTAGCATCTTTTTTTATTTGATTTCTCAATTTTGCATCAGGAAATAAGCTTTCAAATTTTGATTTATCCATAGATAAAATACTTTTAGTTCCTAAATAATTAAAGAACTCATCTGCATTATGTTTTTTACCTAAACTTTTTTCTAAGATAGCCTGTAATCCATCATTAGTTGTGCCAACCATTTGCCCTGCATTGTTGTATTTAAAAGTACCTTTAAATAAAAAGTGCTCTACCATACCACCCATAGCATTTAAAAATCTAGCTTCTTGATATACGCCTAGTCCTTCGCTATATAGGTTTTTAAGTCTTGATAGACTTACTCCTTTTTTACTAGCCGCATCTTCTAAATATTTTAATCCTCTATTACTATCTAAAAAATCTATTACAAACTTTTTTGCAACGCTACTATTAAAGAAGTTTAATTTTAATTTTTGTATTGCAGGTATTTTTTCAGCTATTTGACGACCTACAGCATATTCGCTATCTTGTGGCGTTAGTATCCTTTTCGTTTGCTCATCTACATCAACTTTTTGCTCTCCACCTGCAGTCTCATCAGCTTTTTCTTCTGATTTACTTTTATATTTCTTAGGTGTGCCTCCTTTAGTAACTGTTTTTTCTGCACCTATTACCTTGCTAGTTGTTGTACCTACATTTTGTAATTTGATATCACCTGCTCGTACATTGTTTAAAAAATTATCATAAGAATCTGTCGAAACTTCTCTAGAGGTTTTGTCTAAATTTTTAGTCCTTACTGTCCTAGTGGTTATTCCTAATTTTTTATTAGGCTCTAATATATCTAAGACTTGAATTCTATCTCCACTTTTATCAATATATATTTGCCCTGCTTTAGGTTCTGTATCTTTTAATAAAAAATCTGCACCTGCCTTGCCTATTTTGTTTTTACTCCAAACAAAACCTTTAGATACTCCTGCTAAAAACGCAGGTATAAATACAGAAGGTATACCTCCTGATATAGCATTTTTTAAACGCTCCATTCCAGGATCTCCATTAGGATCTGTTTGTAACCATTGAGTTACAGCATTTTTTGTAGCAGGAAACCTTACTAAAAAATCTGCAAGATTAGGATCATAAGGTGCAAAAGCTATTGCGTCAGATGCAGCACCTGCACCTATTGCGATGCCTGCAGTTTCACCTTTTGTTAAAGACGTTTTAATAGGCTTTTCATCTACTTTTTTTGTTACTGTTCTGATTCTATCAACCTGTTTATCAAAAGTTACTTTCTTTCTACCGGGAATACTTATTGTTTTTGGACTTCCCCCAAGCTGTAGCATAAGCACATCATTAGATGTTTTAGGTTCTATTTCTTTAACTGTTTTAGTTTTTATAGTTCTAGTAACAGGCTTATATACTTTTTCTTTTACTTTTCCTTTTTCTAAAAATACAAACTTCTGACCGTCTTTACTTTTTTTAGTAACTATATTTTCTTTTTTAATACCTTTTGCAACTAAGTCTTTTACAGTTGAGTTTAGCTGTTTAGCATTTTTAACATACATATAACCACCTTTGGCTATTTTAAATGCTCCTGTATAAGGTATAAAAAATTGAGCAGCAGGTCTTATAAATGCACCTACTTTAGTTTCTGCTTCAGGAACTATATCACTGTATTCTACTTCCATGCTTTTAGGCACTACAAAGTTATATGCAGATTCACTCGCATCAACAATACCACCAGCAGTTTGAACTGCAATATCTTCTAATGTTTTTGCTACACTAGATAAAAATGGCTGATCATCTTTATCTCTCTCTTGCTCATTTTTATTCGCAGCTTTTTGTAAAGAATTAGAAAGAGACTTTTTATATTCCTCTTCTGTCATATTTACTCCTCTGTTTTTGGTGTTCCGTCTGCGTTATGTGTTTTACTGTATAATAAATCCCAGTTCTGTGTTGTTTTACTGCCAAACCCTGCATTTGCATTTGGATTGTCTCCTCCAGGTCTAGGCTCTACATGATTTGGTGGTAAGTCAGGACTCTTAAATATTAAGAAACCTGTATCTTTTTCGTATAGAGATCCTTGACCTCCTCCAGCAGTTTTAACATTTGGATCAGACCTATTCTCTCGTTTCCACTCTGCAGCTTCTGAAGGTATTTTAGGTATAGGGCCTACAGAGCCTTCTCTTAACCATTGCTCTACATCTATATCTTCTACCTGCTCAGTTCTTGCTTCCTCTTCTTTTTCTATTTCTCCTATTGCTCTTTCAGGTAGAGTATCAGCATCTATTTGTGCTAATTTTCCTGCAACATAATTTTGAGTTACTAGATCAGCAGCAGGTTGATTTCCTCCAAATGCGTTCAATAGTTCATCAGCTAACAAATCAGTATCTCCATCTTTAGCCATAGAATTTAAAATAATACCATCTATTATATCCATACCTGTAGTCACATCTCCATTAGCACCTTCTATACTACCTATAGTATTAGAAAGATTAGTATCAAAGTCTGCTTGTCTAGTGCTATTTATTTGATCGTTAAGGGCTACTAAATCTTTAAAGTTTGTTACTTCAGACAATGATTCTAGTGCCCACTGGTCAATATTTTCTTTTGTTAAAGGTTGCCCTTGAACTGTAGGATTAGGTGCCTCAGATACAAATGTAGCAAACTGCTCATCAGTCAATACTTTAGCTAAGTCTGTGTAGTAAGATCTAACATTAGAGGCTATTTGGTCTGTAACTAATCCTATTCTAGATGCCAATGTAGCTGCAGTTACGTCATCAGAATTAGCGTCTATACCTAAGGCATTAATAGTATCTTGATCAATATTTCTATTCTGCCAAGCATCAAATATAGGATCAGATATATTTGTAAGTAGATTCCTTTTTATTTTATCAGTAGATGTATTACCAAACACAGTTATGAAATAGCTATTGTCAAATTGGTTATAATTTAATTGGTTAGGATTAAAATCAAAACCTGAAGACGGTGCTAGATTTAATGCTTTTATCTTATTTCTATCTACTAAGCTTAATGTTCTAGGTTCTTGTATTCCTGCTAGTTCTTTTGCTAATGCAAATTCATCTGCCTGGCCTTGCTTAAAGGGATTAAGATTAAAGTTGAAGTTTTGTGCTGTAAGATTATTACGCAATTCCGCTACATCATACTCATAGTACTGCATATCATCTTGTGTCATAAATCCTGCTCCTGGTACATCAGGTGCACCCTCAACTCCCGGAACAGATGGGGTATACTGTGAAGTAAAAAGACTAGGATATTGTGAAGTCAAACCATAAGGCATATGATTTATCACTTGTTTTGTTTTGTTATCAGTAGTTGTTTGCTGATACCCATGTAATATATATTGATTACCTCCTATTGACATATGGTATGACATAGGTGTCTGATCTTTCATAGTTGGGAAGTATTCATTAGCAAATCTTTTGCCTGGCTCCGAATCAATATCAAAGTAATTGTTATTACCATAAAAATTAGGCAAAGTCTCATGCCCTTTTGGAGTATTAACATAATAAGTAGCACCATAGTCCCCTTCTCCTGGGGTTTGCTCCACTTGAAACGCAGTTACCATAACGCCATTATCTCCTATAAATGTTTTAGGTTCTCCTGTTCTAAATTGTTTTTTACCAAAGAAAAACTCTGAATCTGCAAATATTGGAGATCCGTATCCTCCTGCTGTGCTAGATACGCTATTACCACTTGTAGGGGTATCGCTAAATTGACTATCAGCTATATTATCAGTTAAATTGTTTTCATTCTTAACATTATTAACTACTTTTTTATTATCAAAAGTTTGATTTTTACTAAAAGAATCTAACTGAAGTTCTTGAACTGTTTTACCAATATAGCTTGAGTCATGGTGATATTTTATAGGCGTGCTCATCCAAAAAGGAGTACCATAACGATCTTGATTCATCTGTAGCCAAGTTGCAGTATTTGCGTCACTTTCTAATGCAAATTGACCAAAGGCATCTAAATAATCTTCTGTAAATCCTAGTCCTAGTAATGCGTCTTTTCTTTTCTCTCTTGCTAGTGTAAGTTTTTTTTGATCATATTCAAAATCTTGTTCTTTTTCTTTACCACGAAATTCTAATGCAGTGACTAGACTTTGATACTCATCATCCTTTGCTTTTTTATCTGCAGCTATATCTGAAAGACCCCCTAAGAATCCTGTACCAAAACTCATTAAACCTCTTCCTAGTGACATTACTTATCCTCCTTTGCCATTAACCCTGCTTCTTTTTCTTTTAATTCTTCTTTTATATCTTTTACAAAACTTTTCAGTTTATCTTCAGGAGCCTTTATAGTTTGTCTTGTTTTTCTCATATTCTTAAACTCTGCAAATTGTTTATGGAACTTGCTTGTGCTTTGATCTTTAATAAACAAATTTATATTTTGTATATTTGCTTTTATACCTATAGCCATAATTTGTTTAAATACTACTTCTGCTATTAGTAGTGCTACATCTACACTCCATTTGCCTTCCATAAAACCACCAAATAAAACTATTCTAGCTACTGCCTCAACAGGAATACCATTTCTTAAAAATGTCAATATCTGATCAAGACTTTCTTCTCTATGTAAAATATCCCAAACATATTCTGATGCTTGTTCAATATTTGTGTATTGTGGGGGATGCTCCCAAGGGTAATTACCTGGAGTATTAGTTAAAGATTGTCCCGGAATAGGTGCGTCAAATATATTTTCTATCATATTACCCCCTCACATCTGGTAGTGTTATTTTAGTGTAAGAGTTGTCACCACTAAATAATCTTTTTTGCCATATTTGTAATAAAACATTTGGATCAGAAGTATCTATATTTTCAGCTGTTCCTGCCTCAGACTCATAATCACTAGTAGTAACGTATGCACTACTGAAACTTGGAGGTGTTACAGAACTTTTAGGCTGTTGTGAACTTTCTCCAAATATCGACCCAAAAACATTTCCTAATATTTTTTTACCAATTATATTACCTATTAAATCTACCATTATTCCTCCTTATGATGAAAATATTCCTGCAGCAAATCTACCTAACATACCAAATAATGCATCTCTAGATTCTTGATCTTGTAAATCAAAAGCTGTTTGTCTTTCTAGTGCAGCTACTGCCATATTATGTGCTCTATTAAGATTATTCTGTGCAGCTTCATTTGTCCATGATGCTTCATCTCTCCATTGTTGCCATAATGATGACATAGCAAAGTTAGAAATATTTAGTAGATTTTGTGCATTTGTTTGATTAGCTGCATTCACTGATGCAGTATTTGCTGTGTTAATTTGTCTTCTCCAATTAGTATTTGATTGATCAATAACTTGTTGATTCTGCACATTAAATCTTTCTCTTTGATCTGCTAATTGAGAATTAAACTGATTAATAGCTGCCTCTGTTTGCATATTTGCTTGTGATATACCTGTTTCATTATTAGCATTTTGTGCAGCTATTCTATTGCTTTCTTGTGTAGCAAACTGATTCATTGCATCCATTCTTTGTGCATTTGCAGTGGATACAGATGTGGATAAGTTTTTATAAAACTGATCTACTTGATTTTGACTTGTAGCATTAAACTGAGCTGCAGCATTAGAAGCCGCCTGATCTGAAAATAATTGTGCTTGTCTTAATTGTACGTTTTGTAGATTAGCTTGTTGTTGATTGTTGAGATTAGCCATATCCATTTTAAGATATGACTGTGCGTTTTGCAAAGATGCCTGTTGCCTATTAGATAAGTTTTGAAATATCATCTGCTTATAGGTTGCAGCATCGGCTGCAGCTATGGGTACAGCAGATTTCATAATACCTTCAGCTAAAGCTTCAGCATACATACTAGAGGCACCAAGACCTCTCTTTGCCATATTAGCTTCAACTAACTGTTGAGCACCTCTTGCCCAAGCAGGTAAGTTCTTACCTTGTGTAACAGCATCTGTAACTTGTTGCTGTAGACCTTCTAGTTGTCCTGCAACAGTAGCATCACTTGTGATTTGCCCTGTCTGTGCAGTCATAGGCTGTGTTAAAGTGCCTTGAGCTGCAGTCATAGTAGGTGCTGTGCCTAC